ACAAAAAAAGTAGCAGAAGCATACATAAATCCGGAAGATAGAGTTTTAGATCCTGAAAAGTTAGATGCGTCCATATTAGATCGCATGCCTCAACCCACAGGATGGAGAATTTTGGTTTTGCCTTACGCGGGTAAATTGAGAACAAAAGGCGGAATAGTTTTAGCAAAAGAGACAAAAGATCGCGAGGCCCTGGCAACTGTGGTGGCTTATGTAGTGAAAATGGGCCCACAGTGCTATAACGACAGCGCAAGATTTGGAGATAAACCTTGGTGTGAAGAAAAACAATGGGTTTTAATAGGGCGCTACTCTGGCTCTAGGTTTAAACTTGAGGATGGTGCGGAGGTCCGAATCATAAATGATGATGAGGTAATAGCCACGATTCTTAATCCTGATGATATAGTAAGCTTATGACACCAGAAAACGACGTAAATACGAATCAACCAGAGGTTGAGGATATAGAGGTAGAAGTTACTGATACGCCAGAACAAGAAGCGTCCAGTGATGAAGAGTTAGAAAATTACACCAAAAGTGTTTCTAAACGTATAAATAAATTAAATCAAAGAAACAGAGAAACTGAGGAAAGGGCTGCGCAACTAGAGGCAGCTCTAAAACAAAGAGAGGCTGAGGTTCATGCTTACTATCAGCAAGCTTCGCAAGCTCAACAGTCTTTGTTAGCTAAACAGGCTGAAACTGTAGAAATTAAAGAGAGAGAAGCCAACGAACTTTATAAAAAAGCTCACGCTTCTGGCGATGCAGAGCTTTTATCTAAAGCCGATACACTAAAAGGTGAAGTCGCTCTGGAAAAAGAAAGAGTACGCATAGCACAACAAAGACAAGAACAATTAACACAACAGAGCTCTACACCTGGTCAAGAGCAAGTACCGACACAGTTGCAGCAACAGCCGCAACAAGTACAGCCATCAACAAAAGCTCTGGAGTGGAAGGAAAGTAATCCCTGGTTTGACCAAAATCAAGAAGCTACTGCCTGGGCAGAACATGTCCATAATACTTTAGCGGGAGAGGGTTATGATTTAGAATCAGATGAATACTACGATGAGTTAAGTAGTAGAATTTACAAAGTTTATCCAGATCTAAGATCTGATAATGCCGAAAAAAAAGAGGATAGGCCCGCTGTGCAAAGAGTCGCCTCAGCTTCCGTAGGGAGTCGGCAAAAAACACAAGGCAAAGAGAACGGCGTGCGTTTTACTAAAAGTGAAGTCGAGACTCTACAAGGATTGAAACCACACGGCATGACAGATGAAGCGTGGTTAAAATCTGTTGCTAAAGAAAAACAACGTATAGCGAATAGGGAGGCAAAATGACTGAGCAAAATAGCGATAATGCACATACCAGAAAATCCCGTGAATCCGAGACTCACGATAAACAAGCTCGTAGACAACCATGGAGGCCTGTAAGGAAACTAGAGACTCCTCAACCACCAGAAGGATACGAATATCGTTGGATAAGAGAATCCATGTTGGGAGTAGAGGATAAAGCTAATGTGGCCAGGAGAATTAGAGAAGGTTGGGAGCTCGTAAGAGGTTCCGATTTACCTGATGAATACTCCTACCCCATTGCTGAAACTGGTAGACATGCTGGCTTAGTTTATAGTGAAGGACTTTTATTGGCGAAAATACCAACAGAAACTCGTGAGGAGCGTAACGCTTATTATGAGGATCAAACTGCCCGAAAAAAAGATGCGTTAGACAATAATATGTTTAACGAAACTAGAAAAGACGGCCGTTACGTTAAGTATGACTCTGATCGAAAGTCTAATGTTACTTTTGGGAAAAAGTAACACAGATAAATAGGAGTAAATCTTATGGCAAATAAAGATGCCGCTTTTGGTTTAAAACCTGTTCGTCAAATGGGCGGAGCACCATACTCTGGAGGACAATCCAGGTACAGGATTGCTAGTGGCGCTACTACACCAATATTTCAAGGCGATTTAGTTACACAACTAACAGCCGGTGTATTGGGGCGTCATACGGCCACTGGTACTGTTCCCATTGTCGGAGTGTTTAATGGTGTTCAATACACCGATCCCACTACGGGCGAGCAAGTTTTTAATAACTATTATCCTGGCAGTATTGCTGCTTCGGATATAATCGCAAGCGTTATTGATGATCCTAACGTTGTTTTTGAAGTACAAGCAGACGACACTTTTCCTGTCGCCGACTTGTTCGGAAATTTTGACATCGTTGACGGATCACCAGTAGGCGACACTAAGTCTGGAAGATCCAATGCAGAGCTAGACGTAACCACCGGTGCTACCACCGCAACGTTACCTCTTAAATGTATTGACATTTCCCAGGATCCGAATAACGACGATGTTGCATCGTCCAACACCAATGTACTATGCGTGATACAGAATCACATCATGGGACAAAAAGGTGCTGGTTTAGCATAAGGAGTTAATTAAATGGCAATTTCAAGAGCACAATTAGCGAAAGAGCTTGAACCAGGACTTAATGCACTTTTTGGTATGTCCTATGATTCTTACGACCAAGAATATGAAGATATTTTTGTGATTGAGGATTCAAACAGGGCGTTTGAAGAAGAAGTGCTAGTCACTGGTTTTGGCGGCGCACCCGTAAAATCAGAGGGACAAGGCGTTGAATTTGACAATGCTTCTGAAAGTTTTAGCGCAAGATACACGCACGACACAGTTGCGTTGGCTTTTGCACTTACAGAAGAAGCGGTCGAGGACAACCTTTATGACTCTCTAGGTAAAAGATATGTTAAAGCATTGGCTAAATCTATGGCTAACACCAAAGAAGTCAAAGGCGCTGACGTACTAAATAACGCTTTTTCATCTAGTTTTACTGGAGGTGATGGCGTATCTCTTATCAACACTGCTCACCCCTTAGCTGGTGGTGGAACAGCTGCGAATAGAGCAACTACGATGGCAGACCTTAATGAAGCTTCGTTAGAGGATGCTTTAATTGATATATCTACGTTCACAGACGATAGAGGTTTAACTATTTCTGTGCAAGCAGACAAACTGGTGATACCACCACAATTAGTCTTCGTTGCAGACAGAATATTAAGCTCAACTCAAAGATCTGGAACAGCAGATAATGACATCAACGCAATCAGAAACACAGGTGTTTTACCTGGCGGTTACGTTGTCAATCATTACCTATCTGATCCTGATGCTTTTTTCATTCTTACATCTGTTAACAGTATGGGCGAAGGTCTAAAAATGTTCCAAAGATCTCCAATGGAGACATCTATGGAGCCAGACTTTTCAACAGGCAATATTAGATATAAAGCTAGAGAAAGATATTCGTTTGGTTTTTCTGATTGGAGAGGAATCTACGGATCTCAAGGCGCGTAATTTGAAGTCGTAACACACTTTTTTACTCAGTGTTACAAAGGGCCCTACGGGGCCCTTTTTTTTGTCTAATTTTATTAAATTATTTGTTTATAAATAGTTGCAATTTTTAGCAACTTTGGTATCATAACCATGTGGGACAATTAATTAATCAAATCAATGGAGGTAAAAATTGAAAAATTTTTTATGTGTTACAAAATATTCTGATGAATATGACGAGTTTATGAACGTCGAATTAGAGATAGTTAAAGACGCTTATAATTATGATGAAAAAAACGGGAGAAAAGACAATTTCCCGGAGTACAGCATCAAGTTACCAAACAAAATGACAGGCATGAGACTTGTTGATTATATGGATGGCATACAAGCTCATTATGATGCCAACGCTTATTTAAACTTGCTTGAGGATTACGATCTTCTCCACGACGAAAGTTTAGCTGACTATCCTAGACACGGCTCAACTAAAAGGATCTTTTATAAAGATAAAGGTAAAGCACAGGCTGCTTTGTATTTTTTAAAAAAACTTAATGATTTACTTAACCAAGAAGAGGAGGTGGCGTAATGAAAAATCTTTTAATTAATCAAATAAATGGAGGTAAATATGAGCACTAGAGCTTGTTACGTATTTAAACAAAGTGGTCCGTATCGCAAAGATATAACCATCTATAAACATCACGATGGCTATCCAGCTGGCGGTATTAGTTTTATTAAGGCCGCCAAAGATTATGGGGACCAGTTACCGGCAGATGAGTTTGGGGAAAACCTGAGCCATGAAAGTGACAAAATGGTGACTGGGTTTATGGCTTCTCCACTAATTACAAACAGGGCCAAAGAGTTTACTGATGATTATAAAAGACATGGGGACCTAGCCTATCACTACGAAATTACTGACGACAATTATGTTGAAGTGTTTAGCCATACTAATGTTTTGGTTGGTGAAGAGCAAGAGAGCTTCTTAGACAATGAGTATGAAGAAAAAGTTGAGTTGATATTCTCTGGCAGTATCGACGAGGCTGTTAAAAAATATGTGCCAGCTGAGGAGGTGGCGTAATGGGAATTCTTGTAAATGTATATAGACGCGAGGGAGAAGATTGCACCATAAATGGTGAGTCTGCTACAAAAAAAGGTTTCACAATAACAGATATTAGAGGTCCTTTTGAGCCTTGTGAGGACTATCCAGCAGCTAAACTAATCAAACAAAAGTTTGGGTTTGGATGTTCTCTATATTTAATGCCGGAATCAAAATCAGATAAGGACGCAATGTTTGGCGGTAATTTTGCTTACACCTCAGACTCTAGGTTTGGTGACAAATGCAGAGAGTTAATGGGTGAAGATCTTGGCAATGTTTATGGCTTAGGGCCGGTACCAATATTCGATAGAGTAGAATGAATAAAATATATTTAGACATGGATGGCGTTCTGGCAGATTTTGTCACGGGTGTAGAAGGCCCAGATTACATAAACGGGCCTCTACAAGATGAAAATCACTACGACAATAAAAAAGCTGAGTACATTAACAAAAGACTTTTTAGAAACTTGCCAGTAATGCCAGGCATGTTAGATCTTGTGGCTTTTGTCAAAGATACCGGTTTGCCTTGGGAGGTCCTTACAGCAACCGGAGAGATCAATAGATCTTTAGTAATGGCTGACAAAATGGCTTGGATAAAAAGATATGTAGATCCTCACGTAGTAGTTACAGGTACTTTAAAAGGCAAACACAAATCTGTTTTTGCGCAGCCAGGACATGTTTTGGTAGATGATAAAAAATCAAATTGTAATGCTTGGCAAAACGCCGGCGGCATTGCCATTCATCACACCAGCATGACTAGCACTCTAGCTCAACTAGAGTATTTATTATCTAGAGAGGACCCTATTGTTGCCAAAGAAATAGCCTAGTAGTATCATCAATCTTGTAGAACTAATTGTTGCGGGCATGGTGCCCGCAATGGCTATTTATAAGGAGGCTGATTATGACTACACACTTTACTTCGGGTGTTACTAACGTTGGGACCGACTCTACGTTAGGTAAATTCAAAGCACCCGCACCCCACAAGTATCATACTTATTTTAATGATTTTGATACTTACTTGGCGTCCGATTGGACAATTACTACAACCGAAGCTGGTACAGGATCGGCAACAGAAGCGTTAGCTGACGGCGATGGCGGGTTACTTTTACTTACCAATGCTGCTGGCGATAATGACCTAGACTTTTTGCAACTTGTAAAAGAAGGTTTCAAGTTTGAGTCTGGCAAGCAGTTAGCGTTTCACGTTAGATTAAAAACTAGCGACGCAACCCAAACTGATATTGTGGCTGGATTACAACTGACAGATACTACTCCGTTAGATGTTACGGATGGTATTTTCTTTTTGAAATCGGATGGAGCTACGTCTATTAGTTTTGTCGTTGAAAAAGATAGCACACAGTCAACATTGACCTTGCCTAATTCATTAGCTGACGACACTTTTATGACACTAGGTTTCGTTTATGATCCCAAAGATCAGAAATTTCACGTCTTTCAAAACAATGTTTTAGCTGGCACAGTAGTTAGCACCAATGCACCAGATGATGAGGAGTTGACAGTTTCTTTTGGAATACAAAACGGAGAGGCTGCTGCAAAAACTTTGACAGTCGATTATATTGGCGCGAGCAAAGAACGTACAGCTAATACTGAACTGTAAGGAGTGAAATATGGCTGATACAGTAACCAGTCAAACCATACAGGATGGCGAGAAAACCGCAATCTTGAAATTTACAAATGAAAGCGATGGCACAGGCGAAGCCTCCGTCAAAAAGGTTGACGTATCAGCGTTAGCTACAAACAGCGCGGGTGAAACCTGTACGTCGGTTTCTATTTCAAGAATATATTGGGCATGTCGTGGAATGGGAGTCGATATTGAGTTTGACGCTTCCACAAATGTTTTAGCAATACCTTTGCCGGCTGATAGTACCGGTGACGAATATTACGATTTGTTTACAGGTATTCCTAACAATGCGGGCTCTGGTGTTACCGGTGATATTGACTTCACAACAGTGGGTCATAGCAATGGCGACGCCTATTCCATAATTTTGGTTTTGACTAAAAACTACTAGATGGCGACTATAAAAGACGTCACAAGAACTCCAAGCGGTAGATTAACCTACCGCGGGGAGTCTTTTCCAGGATATAACAAACAAAAAAGAACTCCTGGTAAAAACAAAAAGTTTGCAGTTTTGGCCAAAAAAGGCGATCAAGTTAAAATAGTGCGTTATGGAGATCCTAATTTGTCTATCAAAAAAGATCAGCCAGGACGTAGAAAAAGTTTTAGAGCAAGACATAACTGTGATGCAGTAGAAAAAAAGAAAGATGTATTTACAGCTGGTTATTGGTCTTGCAAAAATTGGTAAATTATTATGGCAAAAGAAAAAATAAATAAAGTTGTAAGACAACTAAAAAAAGCAAGCAAAACACACGCGGGCCAAGCAAAAACGCTAGAGTCTATAAAAATGAAAAACGGCGGCGGCGCTAAATCAAAAACTCCGGCAAATGTGGCTAATCCTTCTATTTATGCAAGAGCTAAAGCCAAAGCAAAAGCTAAGTTTGATGTTTATCCATCTGCTTATGCAAATGCGTATATGGTCCAAGAGTACAAAAGGATGGGCGGTAAGTATAAAGGCGCTAAAAAAGCAGCAGAGGGAGGTGAAATGAAAAGCCTCAAGCCCATACCCGCTGATAATAAAGGACTACCTAAACTCCCTAAAAAGGTTAGAAATAAAATGGGTTTCATGCGCCAGGGCGGTCCAGTTATGATGGTCCAAGGCAGAGGTTGTGGAGCTATGCTAGATAGTAAACGTAAAAAAACTAAGGTGCCGAGAGTCTAATGGTTGCAAAAGTAAGCACAATCAAGAAAAAAATAAAACAAGGCAAAAAACTAGGTTTTAGTGAAAAGGCAAGCGCAAAAGCTAGAGGTCTAATAAAAAGAGCAGATGGTACAAAACATAAAAGCCCTAAATACAAGAAGTAAAAAGAAAAGAGATCCTAAAGTTGGCACGGGTAAAAAACCAAAAGGATCTGGCCGAAGACTTTACACGGACGAAAATCCTAAAGACACAGTAAGTATAAAATTTGCTACCATGAAAGATGCTAATGCAACTGTCAACAAAGTAAAAAGGATAAACAAGCCTTTTGCTCGCAAAATACAAATATTAACAGTGGGTGAACAAAGAGCTAAAGTTATGGGCAAAACTAGCATAGCTAATATATTCAAAAAAGGTAAACAACAGATAAGAAAACAACATGGCAAAAACTAGCGGCGGACTTACTAAATGGTTCCAACAAGACTGGGTTGACATAGGAGCGCCAAAAAAAGGAGGCGGTTTTGCTAAATGTGGTAGAACCAAATTGAAAGCAGATAGAAAAAGAAAGTATCCAAAATGTGTGCCCGCAGCCAAAGCTAGGCGCATGAGTAAATCGCAAATTAAATCAGCTGTCAGCAGAAAAAGAGCCAAGCCGCAAGGAGTGGGTGGAAAACCCACAAACGTTAAAACTTTTGCTGCTGAGGGTGGTATGATAAGATCAAAAGGTAACATGGGTTTATACGGAAGGAGATAACTATGAAACGTACTAAATATAGAGCTGGAGGCGGTGCTATGAAGGGCACTAAATATAGAGCTGGAGGCGGTGCTATGAAGAGAACTAAAGGTATGGCTCAAGGCGGTGCCATGAAAGGCACTAAATATATGTCCATGGGCGGCGCAGCTCAAGCAGAAATGCAAGCTAATCCTGGAATGAGCAATATGCCTAAATCAGTTATGTCAGCTTTGATGGGCCAAGGCACAAGAGCAGCTGGATCTAAGCCGATGCTAAAAGGAACAAAAGGCATGGCGCAAGGTGGAGCTATGAAAGGCACTAAAGGCATGGCCAAGGGTGGCGGTATGGCTAAAGGTGTTAAAGGGTTTTTCACTGGAGGTATTGCTAAACAAGAACCTTTAGTAGAATCTAAGCCTAAGCCCAGAAGACCAAGAAACCCACAGACAGGATCTAAAGGTGCTTACAAGTATGGAAAAAGTAGAAGAGGCGGCTTATACGGCAAATAGATAATTACACAGGAGTTAAATTAAGTGGCGTATTTAATTTCAAACATTCCTCAGTTTAAATGCTGGGTCCGTAAAGAATTTACGGCAAATCACCAAAAATATCATGGAGAGTATCTTCATGCTTTAGCTTTTGCAGTTAACACAATTCCTGACAGATCTTTGTCTTTTCAAGTGGTTTTTACAGGCTGTGAAACCGATTTTGAAGGGTACCCAGACGAAAACGTGCACGGCGGAGCTATGTGGGCAAGGATGCCAATACAGGCGCTCGTAGCTGATATTCCTTTAGAAGACTGGCCAAAACCAATGGAGGATCACTTAGCTCAACCCTGGGATTGTTTAGCTCACGATCATTCTGTGGTAGTTTTAGATAGAGTCAGCTCTTCACCCTGGATTTGCAAAATTGGCGGTGAGTTTTATACCGGCAAATACATGTTCACTGTTGACTATACAGAAAACAGTATCGCAGACGATCCGGCTCAACATAAACAGTCACATGTGTTATATTTAACTGACGCTGGTGAGTACACTGGTAATTTTGTCGCTCTACCTAACAACAGAGTGAGAGCTACAAATCCAGCTTTGTGGCGAGTAGGAGAAGGAGCACCAGACTTTTCTCCTAGTCAATGGGTACACACAGCAGAGGGACACGAAAGTTATATGGATCCAAATATAACTTTCGATAATTTATACAGTGATGGAGTTGAAGAAGATTAATGGCAACATCAGGCAGTAAAGATTTTGAACTAGACGTAGCTGATTATGTCGAAGAGGCTTTCGAACGCTGTGGTTTGGAACTGCGTACTGGCTATGATCTTAAATCTGCTAATAGAAGTTTAAATCTTATGTTGGCAGAGTGGGCAAACAGAGGCCTTAATCAGTGGACCATAACTGAAAAAACAGTTGCCATGGTAAAGGATACCAAAACATATAATGTTGACAGCACTAACGCGACTGCGCCTATAGATGTTCTTGATGTATTCATAAGAGAAACTGTCAATTCAGAAACCACAGACATACCCATGACTAGATTAAGTAGGGCCGAGTATGCTCATATCACAACAAAATCTACCACAGGCAAACCAAATCAATACTTTATCAATAAACAGTTAACACCTACTATTTCAGTTTGGCCAGCACCAGACAAAAATAGCACGTATACAGTGCACATGAATGTGTTAACCCGGATGGATGATGCAGATGCGGGCGCAAATACTTTAGATCTGCCGTTCCGGTTTTACCCTTGTTTGGCAGCTGGCCTCGCTTATTACATATCCATGAAGCGAGCTCCGGAAAGAACAAACACTTTAAAGGCTATTTACGAAGACGAATTTGCTAGGGCTTTAGCCCAAGATGAAGATAGAGCTTCGTTTAAAGTTTCACCAAGTTTAAGAAATTACAACAACGCATAATGGCTTTTGCATCAGGAAAAAACTCTTACGGAATTTGTGACATAACCGGTTTTAGATACAAGTTGAAAGATATGCGTAGAACCTGGGATGGTTTATTAGTGGGCCCAGATCAGTGGGACGCTAAACACCCGCAGTTGATGCCCAAACCAGCTCCGCAAGATCCACAAGCATTAAAAAACGCAAGGCCCGACGTGGTAGACGATAACTCGGTTTTTTTAGTTTACACAAATGTAGGTGATGGTAAATTAGGATCTGTGTTAACTACTTTTGAGGTAACAACTAATGTGGGAGAGGTCACAGTAACAACATGAGTTTTACATTAGCAACTTTAAAAACAGCAGTACAAGATTATCTGCAAGTTTCAGAAACTACTTTTACGAATCAGTTACCAACTTTCATAAAGGAGTCAGAAGATAGGATTTTTTCTTTTGTGCAACTTCCCGACCAGAGAAAAAACGTGCAAGGCAATGTCACTTCTGGAAATAGATTTTTAGCAACTCCAACTGATTTCTATGCGCCTATGAGTCTAGCAATTATTAACTCTAATACTTATGATTATTTAGATTACAAACATCCATCATTTATAAAAGAGTTTTCATCAGGTACTACACAAGGCACGCCAAAGTATTACTCTTTATTTGACGAAACATCTTTTGAGTTATCGCCAATCCCAGATGCAAACTACACAATAGAATTACATTATTTAAACAAACCAGGCTCTTTAACCAGTGGTAGTGACAGTGGTACAACGACCCTATCTTCTGAATATCCAGATGCGTTGTTGTACGGAGCTTTAGTGGAAGCAGCTATCTTCCTCAAAGAACCGGTAGATGTCGTTGCCCAATTAGAGGGCCGATTTAAGGAGGCGATAGCTCGTATGAAAAATACATCAGAAGGTCGTGGCACACGCGACGAATATAGATACGATTCAGTCCGCTCTAGCGTGACTTAATGGTTTTAGAACATCTAGAGGGTAAAAAAGTTGCAATCATAGGCCTGGGTGTGTCACAGGTCGATTTTGCAATAGGCTTAGAGAACTCACAAGAATGGGATGAGGTTTGGTGTATCAACTCAGCTGGATTAGTTTACCCGGCCGACAGAATTTTTGCTTTGGACCCGGCTAGTCGATTTTTTGATTCTGACGACGCTGGTAAACAAACACAGGCCATGATTAAACTCATGTCAACATCTGACGTGCCAATTTATACTTGTGAATTAGATCCTAGAATCAAAAACCCTGTACGTTTTCCAGTTGAAAAAGTTTGTAACGCTACTAAGTGTGCCTACATGAACACTACTGTGGCTTATGCGATAGCTTATGCACTTTATAACAAAGTCGGAAGAATAGATTTATTTGGTATTGATTTTTCTTACAAACAGAATATGCACTTTGCAGAGGCTGGGAGAGCTTGTGTTGAGTTTTGGATAAGTAAATGTATGAGCGAGGATATTATTGTGGGGATTAGCGGTAGATCTACTGTTTTAGATTCCAACGTGCCAGCAACTGAAAAACTCTATGGTTTTCATAGACTAGATAAACCTTTAGTAGCAGTGCCACACGAAGGACAGTTTATAATAGGACCATTCGACGAAATAAATGAAAAACTAGAAGAGTTTGGTTTGAAAATAAATGAAGATGTAGTGCCACCAGAACCATATAAGGGGTAGTTATGAGTAATAAGAGCGATTTTGTTTTAGGCAACATTGAGGTACATTCGACACAAAACAAAGGCCACGATCCTGAGTTTTGGGCCGCTCAGGCTACAAAAAAAATTGTTAGCATTTCTGAAAATGCTCCTGAACACATAAAACAACAAGCGGTAGCTTTTCAAAATCAAGTTTATACTGTAATCTTATATACTATTAAAAACGCGATTAAGTCTAAAAATACGACTTATTCAAATTTGTTAAGAGAACAAGGCCATGAAGACATGGCCAAAATATTGAAGGAGCTATAATGGCAATAACATCGGCAATATGCACAAGTTTTAAACAGGAACTTCTTGTAGAAGGACATAATCTTACGAATGGTGCGGATAGCATTAAATTAGCTTTATACACCAGCTCGGCAACTTTAGGCGCGACAACCACAGCTTTTGTGACTACTGGCCAAGCGTCAGGAACTAATTACACTTCTGGAGGTAGCGCTTTAACTAATGTAACTCCAACTACTTCCGGTACTACGGCAATAGTGGATTTTGCTGATTTAACTTTTGGTACGGCCACAATAACAGCCAGAGGATGTTTACTCTACAACTCAACTAATTCAAACAAGGCTATTGCTGCTATAGATTTTGGAGGCGATAAGACTTCTACTGCTGGTGACTTCACTATAGTATTTCCAGCGGCAACTGCAACTGGAGCCATTATTAGATTGGCTTAGAGCACCTTTAGATATGTTAGAATCATTCCATGCCTCTAACCAAATTAAATTTTAAGCCTGGAATAAATAAAGAAGAAACCGATTACTCTAATGAAGGTGGTTGGGTAGACGGAGACAAAATACGTTTTCGTAAGGGAAATGTTGAAAAGATTGGCGGTTGGCAAAAGTTTTCACCCTCTTCAATAATTGGTTCTGCTAGAGCTTTACATTCCTGGATCTCATTAGCTGGATCAAAATACTTAGGTATAGGCACTACTAATAAATACTATGTTGAGGAAGGTGGCACATATTACGATATTACGCCTATCAGAAAAAACACAACTAATACTGCTACTTTTGCAGCCACTAATGGCTCATCTACACTAACTGTTACCGACGCAAATCATGGAGCAGTGAACGGAGATTTTGTTACTTTTTCAAGCGCTGTTTCTTTAGGGGGTAATATAAACTCTGCGGTCTTGAATCAAGAGTATCAAGTTGATTTAGTATCGGGTACAAATACATACGAAATTACAGCTAAAAATACTTCTGGAGTTGCAGTGACAGCTAATTCAAGCGATACAGGTGACGGAGGTTCTGCAACAGATGCGGCATATCAAGAAAATTCAGGTTTAGATTTTTTTGTTGAGTCCACCGGTTGGGGTGCGAGCACTTGGGGTGCTGGTGGCTGGGGTAGCGCTTCATCATTGGGTGGAACAAGTCAATTACGTTTGTGGACACACGATAATTATGGAGAGGATTTGATAATAAACCCCAGAGGTTCTGGTATTTTTAGATGGGTAGAAAACAATGGTACAAATAATAGATCGGTACAGCTTTCAACAACGTCTGGAGCAAACCTGGTACCAACAAAAGCGTTACAAGTTATTACATCTGAGGTGGACAGACATTTGATAGTATTAGGAGCAGATCCAATCGACAGTGGGGCAAGAACTGGTTTAATTGATCCAATGTTAGTAGTTTTCAGTGACCAAGAAAATCCCTTAGAATTTGAGCCTTTGAGCACAAACACAGCTGGATCTTTGCGTTTATCATCTGGTTCCCAAATTATTGGCGGCATAAAATCAAGACAAGAAATATTAATTTGGACAGATACTTCGTTGTACTCCATGAACTTTATAGGACCGCCGCTTACTTTTGCTTTAAATCTTATAAATGAGGGTGTAGGGCTGCTTAGTCCAAAGTCAGCAGTGAATAGTCCAAAAGGCGTATTTTTTATGTCAAAAAAAGGATTTTATTTTTATAACGGGTCTGTGCAAAAGTTACCTTGTTCTGTGCAAGATTATGTTTTTTCAGATTTAGACGAATCACAGGCTTTTAAATGTTTTGCTGGTTTGAATGAAGAATTTTCTGAAATTTGGTTTTTTTATCCATCTACTACTGATAATGAAAGGGAAATTTCCAGATACGTTATTTACAACTATGAAGAAAATACTTGGAGTATTGGCACATTAGAGAGATATAGTTGGCTGGCTTCTGGAATACAAAACAGGCCTTTGGCTGCCGGTGAAATCTCTTCCTCTAAATTTATTTTTGAACACGAAAGAGGTTTCAATGACGATACTGGCAGCATGGACGGAGTTTTTGTTGAATCAGCAGATTTAGATGTAGGCGATGGCGACAATTTTGTATTTTTGAGTAAAATCTTACCAGATATTCTTTTTGTCAACGATCCTGGTACTAGCCAAAATCCGGCCTTAAATATAGTGGTAAAAAGACGTGATTTTAATAATCAAACTTTGTCTACTGATTCTACTTCACAAATAACTACAAATAGCACTTTTGGTTCGTTAAGATCCCGCACTCGACAATTCGTATTACGTTTTGAATCAGACGACGACAACTCAGAAATAGACAGAAAAAATTTCAAGTGGAGGTTAGGTAGCACAAGAGTTGAGATACAGCCATCTGGAAGGAGATAAATGAGTAAACTATTACCAACTAGATTGCCAATAGCTGAGGGACAGACTGTAAGTGTTGACACCTTTAACAGATTAATTAGAGTCTTGGAAATAAATCTAGGATCCTCTGATCCGGACGCCATACCGGTTTTTAGCTCCACAGAGATTAGCGAATTGCAATTTGCTACTGGAGCGATTATATTTAACTCTACAATAGAGGTTCACCAAGCTTTTGATGGGACCGAGTTTAGAAACTTATACGAACATCAAACATACTTGTCTGGATTGTCTGTTACAATGAGTTTAGGTACAGTTACAGTGAGTACACCATGAGTGCATTAGAAGAAAGTTTAAGAAAAGTTTTCAAGTTGCAAAGAGTAAGCCCAATTCGAGAACGATTCCAAGAAATAGATGCGGCGACGGATTTTTTAAGGCGAGCAGAAGAAAATCCTAATAGATTTATAGACGGCACACCTATCCCTTCAAACATGAGGCCTAAATCAGCACAGACTTTAGAGTTTAGAGACGTAAATCGAAATGGTATTGAGGATAGAGCTGAGGGTATTTATAGGCCAAAAGATTTAGAACTGATACCGCCAGAGGGATCAGAATTTCCGAGGTCAGTGCCTATGCCTTCGCCCGAGCCAGATCCTAACGCAATTCCTAGGTCAGTACCTATGCCTACGCCCAGGCTAGATCCTAACTCAATTCCTAGGTCAGTACCTATGCCTGACCCTATGCTTATGCCTCGTAGTTTGCCTGATTTGGATATGGGTTCTGCGGTGGATCCTATGGATATGGGTTCTGCGGTGGATCCAGCTCTTAGGGAACAAGCAAAAACTATACTAGAAGGTGGGGTTATGGCCCAAGGCTTGGATTCATTAATAGAGAGTCCAGATGAAGAGGAACAAGAAACAATAGATAGGCTGTTGAAACAAGAGGCTGCTTTAGAGGCTGCTCCATTAGGTGGGTTAGCAAAAGCATTAAGGGAGCAAGGCTTAAAAGAAGATACAGAATTAGCACACCTTAGACTAGGTGAAGTAGTCTTGCCGCCTGAATTTTTAGAAGATGATGAGTTTGCAGATCAAGTAGAAAAAAAGTTTGATGAAAGCGGCATAAATCCGGAAGAGGCTGTGGTCGGTGGTATAGGCTCTTTGAATCCAACAACCGGCTTACAACAATTTTTCTTAAAAAAAGTTTTCAAAGGTATAAAAAAAGTAGTAAAAAAAGTAGCACCTTACGCTGGTTTGATTGCAGCTCCATTTACTGGTGGTGCCACAGCAGCTTTAATAGGTGGTCTTGGCGGAGCTGTAAGTGGTGGCGGTATAAAAGGCGCGCTTAAAGGTGCGGCTTTAGGAGGCATAGGTTCTGCGGTAGCTGGTGGTATACGCGGAGCTGGAGGCATAGGCGGATTTTTTAATAGAGCTAAAGAATTTATTTTGCCTGGCACCGATAAGGTAGGTTTGTTCGGCAACATCAGAAAAGGCATAGGATCTTTTTTTGGTGGCCCAACTACGCCTGGTATTAACCCAGGAGCAAATTACACGATCCAACCTGGTGACACTCTCAGTCAAATAGCTTCTAGGACTGGCACCACTGTAGACGCATTAGTAAAAGCTAATCCAAGCATAGCTAACAGGAATATGATTTTTGCTGGACAAAACTTAGCTATTCCTGGCACTGGTGGCGGCGGTATAGGCGGATTTTTCCGTAGAGCTGGAGAGTTTATTTTACCAGGACAGGATAACAGAGGTTTGTTTGCTAATTTAGGTTTAACAGGCGGAGGCGGAGGCGCCGGAGGTGGGGGCGGTTTTGGCGGTTTTGGTGGTTTAGCTAGGAATCTTGGCATAGGTGGGTTAGCTTATGGTTTGGGAAGATTAGCTTACAAAGACGCGCAAAAACAAAAAGGTGTGCCTTTGACTCCACTTACTACAATGAGTCCCACGGGTAGATACAATATAGAGGCTGAAATAGCAAGAAGAACAGGCCAGCCTATACCCAACCCGATAGAATTTGGTTTGGCTCCGGCAAACACTTTTCCTGAGCTCTCAGGAGCTAATCCAGCTGTAGCTTCAACAGGTGAACCTAGCATGTCTCCCGTCAACTTAAGCGAATATTCTGTAGTAGGAGATCCGCCGGTGATGGCTTCATTGGGAGGCGCTATAGAAGAATTAGAGGGCGGTATGGCTCAAGGCATGCAAGAGGGAGGAGCGGTTTACGATAAGGTCGTAGATGATTTTATCAGCCAACCATCTAACATAATGGTAAAAGAAAGCAGAGAGTTTGTGCGCGGTAATCCGAGATTGACTAGCCTTTTAAGAACTTTAATATTAGCGCCTCAGCTTGTCGATACTTTAAAACCAGAACAAAGAGCTGCTATGGCAGATGCTTATGACAATGATTTAGCAGAAGCGCGTAACGTAGGTTTAGATCAATTAGCTAATGGATTTGACCATTTTGGCGCTCGCCAATTATATAATAATCCGTTCAGACAAACAGATGTGGTTCAAAGAGCCATGGGCGGTGGCATTATGGCTTTTGCACAAGGCGGGGCCGTGGCTATGCAAGAAGGCGGCGAAATGGATCCTAACAACTTTCCACCGATGGACGGCGACATCAATGGTCCAGGCACAGAACAAAGTGACGACATACCAGCAATGCTTTCGGATGGTGAGTTTGTAATGACAGCTAGAGCAGTGAGAGGCGCTGGTTCTTATGAAATGAAAACAGAGCCAGGTGGAATCATCAATTTAATACCTAGTTTAGAAGAGGACAGGGAAAGAGGCATGGACGTTATGTATAAGGTTATGGATACTTTCAGTGAACAAGCTAAACCTTCGTGATATGATAATATTTAATTCTCCCCCCCAAATGTCCCCCGGGCGAGCACCGGGGGCACCATTTACAATACAGGAGTGTGATTTATGGTTATGGTAAAATCAATTTTGCCAGCTACGCCTCCAACCATGCCTTTTGTATCTGGCGTTAAACAAGTTGCCACTGGTCTAGATCCTTTAACTGAACAATTATTATTTGGTTTAGACGGCAAAGGAGGTTTTATACCGGGCGCTATGCGTGCTGCCGAGAGGACTTTTTTTGATGCCGAAGGCAAGCCTGTAGTAATTCCAGAACAAGTTGCTGGCTTTTCTCCAGATCAATTAAGAGCACAAGAGCTTACTAGACAAGCGGTAGGTCAACAACAACGTTTTTTACAAGACGCTGAATCAGCTTATGGACAAGGTATTGGTGCTTTAAGAGCTGGCGTAGGACAACTGCAAACAGGTCTAGGTGAATCAGCAGATTTATTTCGTCGAACCACGAGTGGCTATGATCCTAGAATGACTGGCATGTTTTTTGATCCATTTGAAGATCGAGTAGTGCAACAAACTATCAGAGACGTTATGGAGCAAGGCGCTCAAGCTGACATTGCAGCAAGGGCTGGCGATATAGGCAGAGGCGGTGAATCTGCTTTTGGCTCCAGAGCGAGATTAGGGGCCGCAGAGCGTCAAAGAGCTCTGGGTAGAGGTTTAGGCGAAGCAATAAGCGGGATAAGGTCTAGAGGCTTTACAGAGGCTCAAAGAACTGGTTTAAGTGAATTTGCTAGACAAAGAGCAGCGGAGAGAGCGGCCGCTACCGGGTTAGCTGGTTTAACGGGCACGGCTTTCCAAGGCCAACAAGCCTTACAAGGAGGGTTGTTTGGTTTGGGTTCTAACTTACAAAATCTAGGAACCCAGGCACAAGCCGCTAGAGCTGCTGATATAGGTCAACTCTTTGGCATTGGAACACAACAACAAACATTACAACAAAGACAATTAGACGCTCAAAGAAGAAACTTGCTGCAAGCGCAACAAGCTCCATTAGCACAGTTTCAAGCTTTGGCACCTTTTGTGCAGTTGGCCCCAGCGGGACAGTTTCAGACTTTTACGGATTTTGCTCCGGCGCCTAGCGCTATGCAAGTAGGCATTGGTACGGGTTTATCGACTTTAGGAGCTTTAGGTAATCTTTACGGAGGGGCCAAGTGACAATATCTAGGGCACAAATTCCAGAACAGATAGATGTCTTCGCAACGGGTGGAGAAGTAAGTCCAGCTGACATAATTGCTTTGATGTCTGACTTAAAAAAAGATCCGGTAACAGCAGCTGATGTGCTAAAAGAACAACAAGAGTTAGCAAAAATTTTTCCGCAGCCTAGGAAAAAAAATTTTTTTGATCTGGCCTCTGAAATAGGCGCCGGCTTAGTTTCGGGTGCTTCAAGTCCTGGGGGCTTTGGTGTAGGTCTAACTGCTGGTTTACAAGCTTTTAACGAGAGCGTCGCCAAGAGAGAAGCAGAGCGAGATAAAATGCGACAAGAATTGACAACGCTGGCTTACAAACAAGTGCAACAACGCCGTGATGAACAAATGGCTTTAGCTCAAGATTTATTAGAAAAAAAATATGATTTAGCTTTAGAGAGCGGCGAAGAGGTTAATTTTGGCTCATCTACTTTGGGTAAAGCTTTGGCTTATATTGTAAGAGCTGAGAAAAATCCTAAGTTAAAAGAAAGCCCTGAATATAAAATAGCCGTGGCGATTGCTCAACAAGATAAAACTAGCATAGTACAAACAGAGCAAGGTGCAAGTGCCGTTACAGTGCCTGGCTTAGACATCGAGGGTATTTTGAAAAAAGCTCCGCCTTCTGACGAAGCAAAAGCACCTGGTACCGAAGAAACAGCTGGTGTTGAAGATGAATCTACTAAAGAGCCGCCTTTATCGGTCATTCAAGAAGATGGCGTCTCTTACAGTTTTACAGGTAGATATACAGCAGATGGTAAGCCGATTTATGTATCTCCAGAAGGGGTAGAGGGGACCTTTTAAATGGCTTTCACACCAATACAGACCTCACAAGATCGAGAGAGATCTAATATAGTTATAGAACCATTAAGTGGGTTTGAAAAAGTAAAAGATCCTTTTACTGGAGAACAGAAGAAACAAGCTGGGTTTGCGGTGCGTATGGAAAATGCCGTAAAACAATTAGAAGAGCTAGAAAATTCTGGTTTTAACCCAGTCAATGTCTATGACATGGTTATTAGCAACTTACCGATTGTACCAGACGCCGTAGAGCGTGTTTTTAATAGTCCAAAATTTAAACAATACGAAAGGGCTAAGATAGATTTTTCGACAGCGCAGTTAAGACAAGAAACTGGTGCCGTTATTAACGAATCTGAAATTGATTGGATTGATCGAACTTATTTCCCACAGTTTGGTGACGATGCCGAAACTTTAGTCAATAAACGACAAGCTAGGAGGGATGCTTTAGCCGCAATGCGTGGTCAAGCTGGAGAAGCCTACACAAGAACAAAAGAAATTGTTACGGCCAGCGGTGGATCAGCAACAAACGAGGAGGCTTTAGAAGAGCTCAGGAAAAGAGCGCGTACTGACGAGGTGCTAAGAAAAAAATTAGAAGCTAGAGGCTTGCTTGAGGATTAGAATATTATGAGTGGATTTAAGGATCTTGAAACTGACGTACTACTATCAATGTTACCGGAGGACGAGCCTGGTTCATACGAAGATGCTTTATTAGATAAAATAGCCGCGGAAAGATTAGTTGCTTCCGTTGATACGAAAACCGGTGCGCCTATTAATGTAAGAGCCGCAGTGAGCGCAGCACAATCACCAGAGGATAGATTAGCTACCTTAAAAAACTTTTTTCCGGATGCTTTACCGGTTGAGGCTTTTGATCCAGATAACGGAGCTACTAGATTTGGTCGAGGTAATTTTGTGTTTACAAATCCAGAAACTGGCCAGCTAACTTTGTTTGACGAGGATCTGAAATTGTTTGGATTTTCTGTGCCTGGTTTAAGAGATTTTGTAGATGTTGGCCCAGAAATAGCAGAGACTGCTGGTGCCATAGGCGGAGGAATTGTAGGAGCTAAGGTCGGAGCTGCTGGCGGGACGTTAGCTTTACCCATAGGCGGGACTATTGCTGGTGGAACGGCTGGCTTCATAGCGGGTGAGGCCGCGGGTAGCGCTTTGGCAAGAGAGGCTTACATTGGTATTTTAGATTTTTTTGGTGAAACAGAGGATAACAGGATTGCTTCTGAACGTTTGGTTGATTTTACGACAACTGCTGGAATCAATGCAGTAGGTGGTCCTATTGCAAGCGGTGTTATACGAGGTGTTAAATATGTTTCTGGCGCACCAATCAGATACATGTCAGGTGCAACTGCTCCAGATGCTACAAAAGCTTTAAAAAATATGGAAACTATTGGCGTAACTGACCCTAGCGCTGGCATGGTTACTGGTAACGTTACTTTGCAACTGATGGAGCAAGGATTGGCCGCCGCACCATCTTCTACAAAAATTATGCATGACAACGCAGCGCAAGCCTTACAACAAATGGATGTTTTCACTAAAGAATTAGCTGAAAAGTTTGGCGGTGTTAGAACTACGTCTGAGGCCGCAGAAGCATTAATGGATGGCGCCAGAGCTGCTCGTATCAGATACGACAACAAAGTGGACCTGATGTATAACAAAGTTGATGATCTTATGCCGGAAAATCTAGTTTCAGACGCTTCGGCCACAGTCGAGTTTGTTAATAAATATTTAGCCGCTTCTACAAGAGCGACAAGCAAAGATGTAGTGGATCCGGCTTTACGTTTAGCAGAAAAAGTCGTTAAAGACGCAAAAGACGGCGTGCTTACTTACAAACAACTCAAAGAGTTTAGAAGCAGTTTAGGACACAACTTACGTTCAGCTCAGGCTGCTGGTGCTAAGTTGGACGCACCCGGACAAAAAATAAAAGAGTTGTATGGTTACGTTACAAAAGATCTAGACAATTTAGTGGCCCGTGGCGGACGTGGTGCTAAAGCTGCTTATAATGCTGCAAATCGTTTTGTGAAAGAAAACACATCAAAAAAAGGTGGCCTTGCATATTTAAACAATGTAATTGACAAAGGCGGAGCAAGAACAACAGATGCTCTTAATTATGTGTTAAGAGGAGCTAAAGATGGTGGAGAAGATTTAATAAAATTACGTCAGATGTTAGACGCGGATGAATACAATGTTTTATCTGGGTACATGTTAGGCCGTATGGGATTACCAACCCCTGGTATGGCAAGTGCTGCTGAATTAGGCGAGGCTGCTGTTAGAGAGGGTTCTGAGTACATAGCAGAACAAGGTTTCTCGCCCAGAAGATTTTTATCAAACTGGAATAATTTAAGTAAAGAAGCAAAAGAGGCTCTTTTCAAACAAACGGAACATGCTGATCTAGTGCCAGAACTAGACGCCTTAGTTTCAACAGTTGAAAGAATAGGTAGGTCAGCAGATCAAATGGCTAACCCAAGTGGTACCGCTAGAGTATTGAGTGCTTTGGGTGTTTTTGGTATAGGAACAGCTGATGTTGGCTTCCGAGCTTTTGGCGGTGAAGGTTTTGAGTACGGCTTGAGCGCTGTGGTAGCGCCTTATGTATCTGCTAAATTGTTAACTAATAAGTCTTTTGTTAAGTGGTTAACTGAGGGAGTCCAAAAAGCCGCTTATGACCCGAATAGCTTTGGTCAACACGTAAGACGTCTTTATCAGATCTTCGAATTAAATCCAGATATTAGAGAAGAGGTCAGAGCTATAACCGAGGGCCTGTCGGTCGAAACGATAGAGCCTTTACCTGAGCATAACTCTACCTCAGCTTTACCAGTAGAAACTTCTGCTCCTAATGAAAGAGCGTTCCGCGAGGTAGCTAACCAAGAAGTGGCCGGCAAATTATTACCTGATACAAAGTTAGAGTCGCAAATAGAAGATTTCAATCTGCCCACTATAACCTCAGAAACACAAGAGGTAGCGGTGTCACCAGCTGTATTGCCTAATGAAAAAGATCGAGAGATTGCTATGCGCGAAATGGGCGGTATAGGAGCTTTGGTTTAGTGTGGCTAGAGATTACGCTAAAGAATACAAAAACTATCATTCACGCCCGGAGCAAATAAAAAAGAGATCCTCTCGTAATAAAGCCAGGCGTTTATTAATGAAACTGGGCAAGGCTAAAAAAGGGGATGGGAAAGACGTACATCATAAAGATGGCAATCCCATGAACAACAAAAAAAGTAATTTAAAACTTTTAATTAAAAACAAAAATAGATCTTTTGCTAGGACCGCCACTGCTGGAAAGAAAAGAGTTTAGGTTTTATTCGTGAGCGCTAATTATAGCCCCTATGACGTCATAATCGAGCTCATAACCCATATAGGTATCTCCACCTACATTTATCTCTAGATTACGCGATATGAGCCTCATAAGCGCAGCTTGTTGATGTAGTGTTAAACGGCTAAATAAATCAATGACTTCCTGAGCTTCTAATACTGGTTTGTAAGATTGAGGGACCGACTTTTCCTTGGTTTTAATTTTATTAAACAACTTCGGCCTCTTGCTCATTAGTAAGTCTTTTGTGTTCTTTTTGAATCAAAACTTTCAGCTGGTCTATTTTGGATCTATGTTCCATAGTGCAAATTTCTTGCAAAAGATCATAAGTAGCCGGATCTACAGCAAGACTCTTCCTGATTTCTTTGCCATCTTTTTTTGTCTGTTTTGTACTAGATTCTGTAATCATTTGCTCCATTCTATAAAAGTTTGGAGAAATATACAAATAAATATTGACCTGTATCTGTTATAATCGGGGCCATGTACCAACTTAAAAATTACCTGTTAAGCATGCAATCACATTGGATGATAAATCATACAACGTACCAGGCAGTGCAAGATTCAGTGCCTGAAATAATTAGATTCAAAGCAAACCGCGGTTTGAACGACATGGATAAAACGGCTGTGCATAATGTAATAAAAAAAATCCATCCTGATATTTATCGTGTTCCTTTATTTCGTAGAAAATTTTGCAAGATGTTATTAAAAGAAATCGAGCACATGCAAAGAGAGATAGGATTCGAGCCTAACACAGATGAAGATGAACTTAGACAGATCCCTGAAATTGTTTTGCGTGAACATGTGCCGGAGCTTTATCGCAGCATGTGGTTTGTAGTGCAAACAGTTTTGAATCCTATATTTAATGCTATTTGGCAAAGGGATTGTAAGGACCCAGCGTCGATACAAATTGCTAACTATAATTTAGTGGACAAAAAACAAGGCTTTTGGCATCACGATGAAAGCGCAGATATATCGGTGGTGGTCCCATTGAACACAGGTAAATATAAAGGTGGCGGTACAGCTTTTCACAGTTATGGCGAGGTTGCTCCCTTACCTACTGGCCACGCTTTGATTTTTCCTAGCTTCACTCATTTACATAAGGGTTTGCCTGTGGACTCCGGGGACAGATACCTTTTGGTTTTCTGGTTATATGACAAAAACCGCACCTTAAATTTGTACGAAGCCTCTCAAAATTAATTAAAAATAATGTTTGCAAATAGTTGCAAAAATTTGCACATCTGGTATTATAACTATGTGAGACATTTAATTAATCAAAAAAAAGGAGGAAAAATGGCTTATAAAAGTATAGTAGCTAAGTGCGCAGCTGAGATAAGAAAGCTCTTAAAAGACATGAATATCAAGGCTAGCGTAAGGTCCGAACTATTCAGCGGGGGTAGTAGCGTGCGTGTTGAGATCAAAGAGATACTTGATCCAGCTGTTTACGAGACTTTAAAAGATGAGTTGGCTAAATATAAATATGGTAATTTCAATGGTATGGAAGACATTTACGAATATAACAACGTTATAGAGAACATACCACAAACTAAATACTTGTTCGTTGAGTACGCTTGGGAAGTACAAGACAAGGCCTTAGAAAAACTTGAAGAGTTTGTCAGAGGCAAGGTCAATTTAGGTTACTCCCAAAACCCCGACTGGGAATACAAAAGATTAGCGGGCGACTTGCTCTACGGAAGAGACGACTTTGTTGCTTGGGATGAGGTTAAAGATTTAGTTAAGGAGGTGGCTTGATGGCAATAATTTTAGAAAGACCTTTACCAAGTGGTGAATACAAAAGACAATTTTCTTCTTGTTGTGGCGCTTGCGATAAAGGTGTTGAAGGCGGGGTTGTTTGCAGAGGATGTTACGACCTTGTTACAGAATATGTGGATGAAGATAATTTAGATTATTTTTATCAGAATTTGAATCCAGATATAAAAGATAAATTTTTTGAATTCATGCTCGATGATTCACAAAATTTCTCCGAATATCACGATAAAATTATTAACAAAAGAAGAGGTGTAAAATGAGAAGATCATTTAAAAGAGAAGAAACAAATATTATTAAGAAACTTAATAAGTTGTTACCTGAGTGTGGTGCAGTGCCTGTTTCAAAATTTTATGATGATGATGAAAGAATCGGAATTTGGTTTACAGGTAGTGAAGAGATTGCCTCAGATGGTTTGCCGATCTACGACACATACAACGAGTGTGACCAGCAAGTCCATCCCATCATAGAAAAAGTCTTAAGCCAATATGAGGGTTGGTATTGGGAGCCTTATGATTCAGGAACTTTGATGGCTGGTTTCTAAAATATTAACAAGAAAAAGAGGAGGCGAAAGCCTCCTTTTTTTTTAGTATAGATCCTTCAATCCTACTTCTTGTATGCCCTCTAAATTGTAAGGTTTGAAATCTTGGCTGGCCTCACATTCTTGTATCAAACGTAGCGCTTGTTGGTTTTTGGCCTGTGCGTATTTTATGGCCTCCGGGTGTAGTGTATAAATCACAAACGGATACGGATCTTGTTTTTCTTGGGCCAGAAAATTAAAGGCCTTAGCTGTTAAGCCTAAAGCTCTAGCAGCGTCAATATATAGCGCTGCTTGCATGTGATAGTTGAAGGCGTTGATAGCCTGTTTAAAACCTCTTGGTGAGGCGTCACGACAGGTTTTAAGGTCCCAGATACATTCACCATCATACCAATCAAATCTGGCTTTGAATGGCTCTCCATGCCACTCAAAAACCAAAGTGAGCTCTGCCTTGTCGGTTGTTTTGGGAATGTAGTCCTTAACTATTTCACGGCGTTGCATACAAGTGTCATACATGTCTTGTGTTATCGGTGTCCTATTTCCAACGGACGCTAAAAAATCTTCGTAATCTGCTTTACCAGCTTTGGTTCTTCGGTCCACTGCGGGTTGGATCACAAACTCCTCTGCAAATTTATGATGCTCTAAAAATACTGTGTGTTGCACACGTCCCTCTAATAAGGCTGGTGTTTGTTCTAACTCTTTTCTGTTCTTCCAGGTGTAAGGACATTTGATAACTGCTGTTAAATCGTGAGATCTGCGTGCTGGGATCTCAGCGTATTGTTCGTAACTTAGATCCTCGTAAACGCCTACTTTAAATTCTTTCATTAGATAGCTCCTTTATTTCTTCTTCGGTGAGATCAAAACAATTTAAGTTACCAGCAACAGTGCGACGTTCACCTTCACCGAAAAAAGGATAAACGCAGTGTTGCATCCAAGAGGGAAACAACAAAAGCTTTCCTGGTTCGGGTTTTATATAACGAGCTTGCGACGGCCTAAGTCGCTCCGGATCGCCTAATTGATTCAAGCCGTAAGTAAAATTTATGTAGCCGTCTATTGCTCCAGAGTTATTATACAAATCGATTGATTTTTGATTGGTGCGTATTTGTTCCGGAACCATGGTCCAAGTGGTAAAAGACAAACCCGTGGGCGCTGTGGTCAGATGATCGTGTATTGGGTTGTAATCTCCCTCATAGCTATGCACGGACCACAGCTTATCTATAGATATTTTCTTGGGCCTTAATGGAGAGTGTGTTTGCTCCACGAAATGTCTAAGATAAGCTGAGGCTAGACTCTCAACAATTCTGACAAAGGGTGTCAGAGAATCATCCTTAAAATCCATGACAAGTTGCTCGCCTTGGTGAATCTGGCCAACTAGATTGTTGGCCGCTGATACGCGCTCCTTGTTTTTTTTTAAGGCGTCCAGGTAATCGTTGAGAGTGGTCACTACCTGGTCGGTCAACTGGTGTCCAATCATTAAAGCAGCTGGGAGCGTGTGAACTTCGTAGTTAATCTGGTTGCTCATGTTCTCTTTGTAACTTGGCCAGCTCCGTACAAATCAATGAGTAGCCAACGAGGTCGTCGGCGCTGTCTTCATGCTTAGGGTTAGCTACCATGCGACAGGCCTTAAAAACTATCATCATTGAACAACATTGCGATGGCGTTAGTTTTACGCCCAGGAGGCCGCTCCAGGCGTTAGCCAGCTGTATAAAAAATTTATCGGGGGTGGCATAGTCTGCGCCCTTTTGATCTAGGAGATCTGCTATCTGTTGTGCTTTTTCTAAATACATACCTACTGGGTGGTGAGCAGCCTTAGACCTTGGTTGTGAGACAAATGGAGAAGGGCCGCCCACCGGTGAAATCAAAAAGGAATCTCGTCGTCTTCGAACTTCTTTCGCTGTGGTGTCTGTACTTCTGGAGCTGCCACAGCTGTCTCGGAAAGTCTGCCTAAATCTTCATGGGTCGCAGCTGTTGTATTTTGCACGGGCTCGCCGTCGTTAGCTGCTAAATATTCGAAACTTTCCTGTATCTGTTTTTGTTGCCATTCGGGCAAACTGTCAAACACATCACACATGGCCTTAGTTTTTGGTGAGGAGTTGCCATTGAACTCTTCACAATATATTTCTAAATCAAAAGCTTTTTGTTCGTTCTTAGTCGGGACCTTTTGACTGCCACCCGCTGGTTCACGTAAGGCAATTATTTTTGGATTACCGCCGCCGGTGCCGTCTGGCATTGGGTTCGTGTGACCCACTTCTATTTTTGCAGTCATGCCTAATAAACCTACTAAATCAAAACCTCTGAGCTCTTCATCCGATAAGCTCATGCCGCGCCAGGATTCAACGTCCAAACGTAAGGCCGCTTTTTCATGTAAAGACAGAGTGTATTTTTTTGAAACCGCAAAAGGTCGGCCGTCTTCCATGAGGGTTTGATTATTTTCAGGTCTTACCGCTGCGGTAATTTCAAAAGCCAGCGTTACCTGGTGTTTAGGTTTTGGTTCGTCATTACCAAAAGCTTCAAGCCTGGTTCCTAGATCAACGATGGAATACAATGTGCCCTCGTAGATCCCTTTTTCAAGTTTTGGGAAGTCAGCACTTCCCCCTTTGTCAGTGATTGTTAAACTCATTTTTGTTTAGCTCCTTAATGTGTTTGCAAATTCTAATAAACTTGGATAATATCTTATAGACTTTTGCAAAGCAAGTAAATCAGAAAAGAATAGGAATGATTGATGTCATTAAAAATAACCGGACCGAATAAAAATAAAAGCAAACCCTTCACCAAAGATTACATTTCACAATTTAGAGATTTCTTAGCCAGTAATGGTTATGAACCGGATCCGAAAAAAGGTTTGGTAGTCGATGGCTCCGTCGGTCGGGCGTACATCAACATCGGCAATCAGAGGAAGCTCGTGGGTTGGTATCAAGCGTGGTTAGATCAATCTTCCCCATTTGGCCGCATCGGCGATTATCGTTACAGTGCGGATCAACCCACGGCGACCTGGAAACCAGAAAACAGCGGACAGTACAAATTGACCAAGGCCCAGAAGGCCGAGATCGAAGAGCTCCGACGTAAGGCAGAAGTAAAAAGCCAGGAGAAGTACACTCAAGCAGCCGTGCGATCTCAATCTATCTGGGACCAATGCGAACCGGTAGAAAAACATCCGTACCTGGAAAAGAAACAAGTGCTTTCGTATGGCCTACGTAAAGACAAACATGATAATTTGGTGATACCTTTGAAAGATGGTCAAGGCACAATAGTTGGTTTGCAATATATTAGTGACGAGGGAGAAAAACGTTTCCTCACTGGTTCTAAAAAAAGCGGTAGCTTTTTTCTACTCGGTAGAGAGATCTTCAATAGTAGCGACAGTTTAAATTATGCGGAGGGTTACGCCACCGCTGCTTCTATATACGCTGACCGCTCTCAGCCCGTTGTCGTCGCGTTTGACGCCTATAATTTAATCAAGGTAGCAGAGGTCATGTATAAGTATTTTCCGGACCATAAGCACGTCTTTGTAGCCGATAATGATGATAGTAAAACCGGTGAACTCGAAGCCAAAAAAGCCGCGGCCTTCATACAGAAAAGTGGTGGCTATGCTGAGGTGCAAATGCCAGAAACTAAAGGCGATTACAATGACCATGCTAATGAGGAAGCGCTGGAGGGCGAAGTCATTTTGCAAAATATTAGCGTGCCTGTTGAGTACGATTTTCAGCGCAATGCAAACGGACGTTTCTTGAACACGAAAGACAACGTTGCTGGCGTACTGAAAGTGCATGACGTGGATGTGCGCTACAACGTAATTAAAAAAAAGATGGAGATCGACATCCCGGACATGACCTTTATTATGGACATGCACGAGGAAGCCAGCTTGATTGAGATCGAAGATCGCTGTATCAACATGGGGATCCCACATACTAAAGTTAGAGATTACCTCAAGGTGTTGGCCAGAGAATACAATCCGGTGAAAGAATGGATCGACAGTGAGCCTTGGGATGGCACGGACCGACTCCCGGATTTTATGGGTTCGCTGGTCACAGAAGAGTCGTCGCAGCTGAAAGAAATGTTACTCAAAAAATGG